ATCTACACTTATTGTATAATTACCACCTACTTTAACATTGTAATCGCCACCTGCATTTACATTAATACGGCCACCTTTGGTAACCATATTGATATCGCCTGTGTCTACTTGTATATTAATATTTGCATTGGCACCTACGTGTATGTCATAGTGGTTGTTTTCAAAGCCATCTTTGTTAATGAATATCTTATGACGGCCATTAATAGTAATATCTGAATCTTGTTTGATGTTTACGTAATGGTCATTGTCTATTAATTCGTAAGAGGAGGCCACCACTTTCTTTACAATATTACCACTGTTATCTATTTCATAACCTGTACCACTCTTGTGTCTTTCGTGTATTCGTGTATAGTAATGGTATTGGCCGGTGTACTCATCAAACTCCCAACTGTCGTCATATTCCTTAATGTGGCCTTGTTCACTCTCAAACACGTGGTTATATGGGTAAATGGCCGAGTAAGGTATACTTGGCTGTGACCAGGTATCCGAATCACTGGCGATTATAGTTGATCCATCGGCCGCTGTCACTTCGTCAAAGTCTGCCGTTGGTATGTTTAGATTTAATTCTCTGTCGGCCTTACGTGTAGTTAACGAAGTGTGCTCTTTCTTTTCATCATTGACGGCCAACCTATTGGTATCTACCTCATTGATCTCACGTGGGTATACCGATTTCTTATAGTCTTCCTCTTCCTCGTCATCACTTCGTCTGTGTGGGTCGTAGAAGCCACTGTCAGGATTACCGTAACCAATCGGCTTGCCTGGTAAACTGCCAACTATGATTGGCTCCTGGTGGCCAGTGCTGTCACGAAAATATCCCCATACCCAACTGCCTTCAACAAGAAAACTAGGAGAATGGCCAAGGCCTGAAATTCCTGGTGACCCATTACCCATAATACAAATTGCCCATGGTAAATCGGCCGTAGGTAATTCACTCTTATTGTCTGTATGAAAACCTAAACAACGAACACGTAAACGGCCTGCAAAGAGAGGATCCATTCTGTCTTCTACTACACCTGAAAACCATGTAAAGTCTGTATTCTTTCCTATAAAGTTTGCCATTGTTCTAAATTTTTTCCGATATATGTTCTTTTTTAATTACAACACAATCCATTATTTTTGCCTATTTCTCTCCTTTGTACGCAAGAGGCCATTATAACGCTGGCATAGACTACATTTACAATATATGTCTTCCAATCTCTGCGTATGTCTATTTATTGTACTGATAAGGCCATTTCCTATAGACCAGGCATGCGCTAGCATGACTTTAACTCTGCTTACCACTATGTTGTTGCCTTCTCTGATATAATGTGATATATTCTCAAAGGCCGCCTTGAGCATTGTATCTATGTGTCTATAAGGGTTGTTCTCTTTATTGTACATTGTATTCTGTATGTTTCTTATCTATATTATACCTTTTACAGTGTTTTCTCTCTGTCGGCCATTGCTATGGCCATTGTTTATATCTATCGTCAAAGCGAGCGGAGCGGTCGGAAAACTCGGAGATTCTCTGAAATTATGAGAGAATACCATCGTTATTTCCTCCACTTGCCTCGGTAATAAGTGTATCGTCTAATTCGTATTGTAATATGTTGGTGGCCTCGCTGTTTTCTCTTCCTGTAAAGGTATCGTTGTTTTCTTCAGGATATGCGACCCTAACGGCGTCCTTCATACAGGATATGGCCATTGTGTGCATATCTTTAGAAGTATCTATTTTGTGTCGTATGGACTTAACCAGGTAGCGTCCAGACATATATGGATCGTGGTCTAATGGGTTATCTACTCCTGCTGGTTCATATGACGGAATCTCTAGTGCAACTACATCACCACATGAGAGGCCAGTAAAACCTCTTGCGTTCAATGATACCTGCATAGCGGCAAAGGCCAATCTCTGACTTAATCTTTTTGCTGTATTTGTACCCTTTGGCTCGTCTTCTATATCGTTGTGTATCTTGGTTGTTGTAGACTGTAGATATAATACTGTTTCTGCGAAATCACTAAATTGTTTGCCTTCGTAATTCATTAATGGTGCAACTGACTTATTATCTGATTTACCACCATTACCATCGTGTTCAGTGTGAAAGTTCTTACTAAACTCTAAATTGTAATCGTAATCAAAATTAATAAACGTTTTATTCATAAGATCATGGGCTATAGTTCTACTTGCATATACACCGTTTCTTAAATTCTTTATTGTATCAAACTGGTTCTCTATTGTGAAACCATCCACTGTCTGCATTTCTTGTATAATATTGGTAATACCACTACCACCTTTTACAGATCGTGGTTTCTTTTCAAAACGTGCAACAGCTGGTCTAGCAGCGCCGTCTGTAATCGCCAACATATTCTCTAGTGATCTTAATCTATAACCTGTGCTGTCTTCATAGAAAAACATACCACTATTATTATATCTACCTGCCTCAGCAGATTTAGATAATTCGGATATAAATTCAAATGGTCGTTTACCAGTCGCAACATATTTTCTTGTGCCTTTGGTTTCTTCTAGTATCAAAGTCTTATTAGATTTTAAATCAGTTCTAAAAATATCCATCACCATCTGGTCAATTGTACCTGTGTATACTCTATGAAGTTTATTCTGCTCGTTTGTGATTAGTTCTTTAGAGGCAAAATGTAAAACATAACCTTGTGTACGAGGAGATAGTTCTTGTCTACCTGATATTTTATAGATGTACATAGGGTGGCCGGTCACCGATGTGAAATCAAAACCTTTTGATATACCTGGCGTGTTTAGTTTAAATTCTATTCTTTCAAAGCCTGTTAATGGTAAGTGATTGGCAATATTTTGTCCGTCTACCATGACTACATTGCCTGTAAGACCTTTACCAAATAGGTCTTCATAAATGTTTACTTCTATTACTTGTGATCTTACACTAACTTTCTTTGGTTCACTACCACCCTCTGCCGATACATAAGATATTAACTGTATGTCTGATAAGGCAAATTGGCCTGCGCTTGTTAGTGTGTCAGCATTGATTTGATTGTACATAATTATTCATTCATCAACTTATCAAATTCTTCTAGCAATACAGGTAAGAAACCTGGATTTATTAATTTGATTTTTCTTTTTTTATCTTGTATTCTTTCTTCATGTTGTCTATTAGATACAGATACGGCACCTGGCTCTGTACTATTACATTCTATTAGATGTGAATAGTCGTTTGATGATGTTGGTCCACTTGTTTGTGTAATCTCATAATGGTGTGTATCATCTGGATTAGAATATTTGTCTGCAATAAATGTTTCAAATGCTCTGAAATCTAATGGCCAATCATACAAACCATCTTGACTTTTGTTTGTCATTAATATTACCCAATGATATTGTGGATCACCAAAATGTTTCATTGATGTATCTTCAGGTCTCTCGCCATTAGGTACATCGTATTCTTGGTATAGACTTGCCTCGTCAATTATCTTTTCTTTTATCTTGACTCGTCTGAATAAATCGGTAACTTGTTTATATGTTAAGTTGTCGTTAGTATAACTGCCTTTAGGGAAGTTTTCAAAGTATGCCATATTAGAAACCCTCCGCTACAGTTTGTTTAGTCATAATCTCTGTCTCGCCAAATGTTAAATCCATTTTGATAAGAGTTGGTGGTGCGCCTTTCTCGTCTGCAATTAGTGATGATACAACACCCTCTGGTGCGTAATCAATATTACATTCTTTTAACACACAACGGCTAACTCTTGGTAAATATGAGTTCTCGTTTTCTCTGTACATATATGTTATTTGAAACTCTGATGGTACATGAAAATAACCAACTTTAGCAAATGCATTTTGTTGCTCAGGCAACATATGAAATCTAAACAATTGTAAAATTTTATGTACTTGATCTTTTTCTTTCTCGTCTTTAGGTGCAAATAAGAAAGGAAAACTAAACTGTCTAAATGGTACTGATTGGAATATTGTTTCTAAATTAGGGTTCTTTGCCTGACCTAATGTCTTATCAAATAATTGTCTACTGTTTTCAAAACCTGGTATAATACTAGCAGCTGCAAATATAGCAGACTTACCTAACTCTCTACCAAGACCAGCAGCGCCTTCGCCGGCAGCCTGTATCTTGTTTAAAAAACCTGGATCGTTCATTATACTACCAATACTAGCACCTAAATCTCCTGCAAGTCCTGTTTGTGCGTCTTCATAACTAGCACTGTAATTAAATTTCATTGCCTCTGCTGGTGTATATAATATAATACTGTCTGAAATATAATTATGTGTATCACCAACTTTTGACATAATACCACTTGATGTAGATTTTAGTCTTGATGATGATGTGATACCTTTTCTTTTTATATTTGAAATTCTATTACTAACATCGGAATTATCAAACTGATTATTAGAACCAGATGTTAATTGACCGTTGTTAAATGTTTGTGTTTTAAATTTTGATGACTTGTGAGATACTATATCAAATATAACATAATGACCAGCACCTAGATTTGATGTTTCTTCAGGATAAAATACAGTACCATAATTATATGGATTGTTTACTGACTCCATATGTGTCAATGGTCCTGTTGACCCTATCTCTAACGGCGATTTGTTTAATAGTTTAGCCGCTACTTTTGATGTCTGACCAGATGAAGCAAATGATAACTTGCTGGCAATTGATCTACCAACAGCCGCTCCTATCTGACCTTTGATTATGTTTGCTACTTTAGATGTCCAAGCCATATTTAATTCCTTTATATATACTTGTATATTTATAACAGTTATGAAGAAATCTTTTAAGGGAAAATATACACCTGCCAACCCTAGTAAGTACGTTGGCGATCCAACTAATATTATTTATCGTTCTTTACTAGAAAGACGTATGATGGTGTACCTAGACAAAAATCCAGATATAGACCATTGGGCAAGTGAGGAGTTACCAATACGGTACTATAGTCCTATTGACAATAAATGGCATAGATATTTTCCAGACTTCATTGTAAGAACAAAACAAGGTAAAAAACTATTGATTGAGATTAAACCATCACGTCAATGTGTGCCACCAAAGAAACCAACTGGTCGCAAGACTAGATCATATATGCGTGAGAGTTTTGAGTATATACGAAATAAAGCTAAATGGCAAGCCGCTACCAAATATTGTAAAGACAATGGTGCTGAATTTAAAATTATAACTGAAAAAGATTTATCTTAAATATCTCGCCAATTATTACTTGACGTATTGATTATTGTTTCGTCTGGTTTATTATTTACATAACCTGACACAACTGTTCCTGATTGATTTTGTGATACAGTGGTTGGTGCATTATTAATTACTACAGTTTGATTGTTCAATGCGCTATCTTTTTGTGCTTGAGCAAACTCAACAGCTTTGTCTTTCATGTTAGTTGCTTTCTCAAATAAACCTTTAAAGAAAGATTTAACTTTTTCTTTAATTTCACCATCACTTTGAGGTACTATAGTTGTTGACTCTGTACTGTCCATTTTTTTCATTTCAGCCTTTGGTACATCTTCTTTTGGCATTTCTTCTTTTGGCGTACCTTTGAAATGGCTGTCTAGTTCATCAAAACCATCATTAAGACCAAAGTTCTCTGATTGATATTCTCTCTCTGCTTTTTCTTCAGGTGTTTCTTTTGATAAACCTAATAATTTACCTAAACGTGAGTTTCTAAACCAATCAAGTATCTTTTGAAAGAAACCAACAATAGATTTTATTTTAGCTGCAACAAATGTAATAGCACCTATAATCAATGCAAATTTAGCAACTAGGGCTAATCTAGCCAATGTAAAGAAACCACCAATTGCTTTGATACCTCTTGTTAGTCCTTTAAATGCTTTTAAGAATATACCACCTGTCAAGAAGTTAACTAGTTCAGCAGAACCTTTACCTGTATCTTTCAACATATTAAACGATTCACCTATGGCTGCAAATGGTTCCATAAATGCACCTTTTAATTCTTCTACAAACATTGGCAATGGTTTACTTCTACCTGTGTCAGCAGTAGTGCCTGTAGATATATCAGTTTGTTTTTGTTCTTGAAGTGCTTTTAGTTCTTCTAACTTAACAGAATTTTCTTGTATTTTTTTCTTTGTATTCGCCTGATTTTCATCTTTACCAAACATACGTGTTTGTAGTTTGTGAGCGTCTTTCTTTAATTGTAATTCTAGTTTTGTTATTTTTTGTTCTCTTAATTTTATGGCCTTTTCTTCTTGTTTGATTTCATGTTTAGATAATATCTTGACTTCTTTTGTTGTCTGATTAACACGTGCAATAACACCTTGCTCTCTTAATCTTTGTACCGCTGCCTCTGATTTAACGGCCTTTTCTTCTCTATCTTGTAATAGTTTAGCCAAGTCTTGATTGTATTCTCTTAAATCTAAACCTAATGATTGTACCATAGACTCTAGTTTTTTTATAACTCTGCCAAAACTAGTAATAGGACCTTTCTCTAAATCCATTGTTAACTCATTGATCATTTTAGGTATATTTGGTATAATGGCCTTTGTAGCACCTTGTATTGACATGGATGCTTTTTCCATTATTGATTTACCTAACTTGTCAATTGCTAATTGAGTTTGGTCGTTTGTTTGTGTGTCTACTGATGGTAATGCCATATAATACTATTTAGTTGATTTTGCTCTACTTCCTGTGTATAAACCAAACCAGGCAGCGCCAGCACCAACAACTATTGATACTAACCCACTTTGTTCCATAGTAGGTGCCTGTAGTTCCATATACCATATTACTACTTTGTATAGTAAGAAAATATATGTAGTGATGAATACTCTAGGAAATATTCTCCAACTGTCTATTGCTTTTGCAAGATCAATTAAACCTTGATATCTGTTTTTACTAGAGTCAACAGTATTAGTGTCAATCTCTAATTCTAAATTTACTTTTTTTGTTTCAGTTTCCATTACTGTTTCTCCCTTTGTCTTTTCTCGTTTTCTTCTTTTATATAATTAATTAACATTTGAACATATACATCACGTTCCCATGGTATCATGTTCTCTAAATCACTAATGCTATATTTATGATGTTGCATTAGCGAAAAATTTACTTCAAAGTACGCCTCTAGGCTGTTATGGGTGAGGCCAATCCGAAAAAATCTTGTAGACCACTAAAGGTCACTGTACTTTTAACACCTGTCTTTGGATTTGTGACTTCTTGTTCATGTCTCAATCTAGGCATAGTGTCAAAAAATACTCTAATTTTATCAAAAGCACCTTGTGGTAACTTTTCTAAAAAATCTTTCAGTTCTTCTTTTGTACTATCTTGTCCAGGATATATCTTCTCGCCTTCAAATATTTCATGTACACAACCAACCATTAAATCAAAGGCTGTGTCATAGTCGGCGTCTTTCAAGTTTGTTTTGGTCATCATTGACATTGTAGGATATTTGAGAACAACACCCAATTGCCTAGTGTCATCAATTACTACTTTGTTTGTATGATTATCATCAACTTGAACCTCAACTTTTGTTAAGTCTATTTCTATATCTGTATAAGTTGTCTTATCGTCTGGACAAATTACTTTAAATTTTGATATCTCACCAACTGACTTTGCTCTTATTTGTAAGAACATATACTCTATATCAAATGTTGGTAAGTTTTCTACATCTATTTTATTAAATGTACAGGCAGCCAATATTTTTTTAGTTGCCTCTTGTATTTGTTTTTCTTCACCTGACTCTAGAGCTATTAACATTAACTTTTCTTCTTTAACAAGAAAAGGTCTAAAACTAACTTTTGTGTCTTGTGATGGAAGAGTCAACTCATATGTCGGTGTTTCTATTACTGGTAATGCCATAATATTATCTCCTAATTATTATATATTTATTGGTGGTAGTTTGAACGGTGGGAACGCTCTACCACCGGTAATTTTACCTAGTGGTACTCTACGTCTCAAATTGTTCAACACGTCTCTACCTGCTCGTCTCAATTCTGGTGGTAGTTTACCTAATAAACCACCTAATAAACCTGAATTTTGTTTTACTGTCGGTTGATTAAATGTAGATTGACCTAATTCTATCTCGCCTTGTTTATCAAGAAAGAAATTAATCCAATACATAAATTTAAATGTGACAGAAAAAGTCTGTACTGTATTTTCATCGTGAGAATATTCTACTTTACTAATATTTGTTGGTAAACAATCAAACAATTGTACTGCATATGTTATATCGTCTCGTTCTTGTCTTGACGCAAATTGTCCTAATTGGTATATTCTCATGTCAGCAACATAATTCTTGTAATAGTTCATGTTAAAAGATTTTGTACTAAAAGCGGCAGCCTGCCATGCTTCAAAGTATGATCTCTCTCTTAAAAATTTATCAGCATAAAATGTTGCTGTTATTTCTGCTGATTTAAAATCGTATGCTACGTGTCTTGCTGGTGTATTACCATGTCTAACTTCTTTTGTAATTATTTCTCTATCAGGCATTTCTATTGCTGAACAAAATGCTTGAACACGTCTACCATTTGCTATATGAATAGCATTCATATCGGCACTAGTTCTAAATGAACCATATGTTTCATCTGTCATTGATGAAGATACTGAACCTGCTGAACCATCAGGACCACCACCTAAAGATGATGGTAATTGAAACTCAACATAAAATCTTGCCTTACGAGCAAAGCCTTCGGCCTCATTGACCATTGATTGTACTCTACCCATTGTAGATTCAGGATTACCACCTTGTGTACGTTTTAATCTTGGATCACCGGTAACATTGTCTAATGACCTGTCTCTTGGTATACCAATTCTAATATCGTATCCGCCTATTCTTTTTCCGCCTCTTAAAATCGCCATTAATATGGTCTCCCTTTCTTAAAGTCAGCAATTGGTAAATATACTGCTAATGCAGCTTCGTCATAGTCTATCTTTAAAAATCTACTTCTCATATGACTATATAGATATTTCTTAATACAACCTTTTGCCAACGGTAACTTTTTAATTCTGTTATAACTTACATCAAATCTATTGCTACTGTTTACCTCACCACCTTGTACGTTAAACGTTTGTAATTGTGTCAATAAAGTAAATCTTTGGTTTGGTGGCAGATAATGAAAATTAATACCTGCAAAACCACCCTTTATTGTCTCTAGTGGTAAAACTAGAGGAAATACATCGTAATATGGCAATGTCTGTTTATATTTAGGATCATAAACAAAGAGATTTAATCTACCAACACTTGGTCTACCAATCAATTTATTCTGTCTAATTAGTTTTCTGGCTGTTATTCTGTCTGCAATAGACCCTACAGCACGTCTGTACCATGACGCTGATTTCGTAGCGCCATCAGCCTTATCAACTAATGTATCTAGTATACTTACTGCCATACGGTATATTTATAACGAAAAAAGGGCTACTATTTCTAGTAGCCCTTAAAGTATGTTGTCTAAACGGAGGGAACGGTTTAGGATTATTCGTCTTCAGCTAATTTACTAAAGTAAGATAACGTATCGTCATCATCACTAGCTGGACTTGTACTTTCCATACTTTTTACACTAGGTGCTGATTGTGCTGGCGGGAGCTCATCACTCTCAACAGTTTTAGTGCTTCTCGTACCCGATATAACCCTATTCAGTTTCTCTTTGAGTTCGTCATAGGACTTGAAATTATCAGGTGCCAAGAATGGTTTTAGAGGATATTGTTTTGACCAGATTTCTTTAATCTTGTCATCACCGTCAGCAATAGCCGACACTGCCTCAAATTCAGATTTATCGTAGTTCCAATAACCATCTACTTTTCTGATTTTTAGTTTAAAGTTTGCACCTTTCCAAAAATCAAATGGGTTGATTGGTTTCTCGTCTTCAAATGCTGGTTGCATTGCTTCAGTAATCTTATCAAAGATTTTCTTACCAAATTTAAACAAGAAAGTTTTACCCTCATTCTCTGGATGTTTAGGATCAGATACTACTAGAATATTTGAGTAATAAGATAATTTTCTTTTTCTCTTTCTAGCAATTTCTTTATCACTATCAACACCAGTATTCCACAATCTTGTGTTTTCTTCGGACACAGGATCTTTTTGACTTAATGTTGTTAATGAGTTTTCAATATACCAACCACCTTTATCTTGGAAGGCATGAGACCATACACGTTGCCATGGTAAGTCTTCTCCCTCAATAGCAGGTAAAAATCTAATAACAGCATAGCCGTTACCAGTTTTATCTAACTCTGGTTTCCAAAATCTGTCGTCTTGATATTTGTTTTTGTTTGATTGATCCTCAGGATTGAGGTTTGTTTCAAGAGCTTTAGTTAATTTGTCAAAGCCACTTGATGATGATTTTAATGCTTCAAAATCCATATTATTTTTCTCCTATATTATTTGTATATTGTATTTGTGTTACCTATATTATCGGTATCATAGTTATTTATACAAGTTCTTATGAGCTCTACCAGGTTTATTTAATCTATCTTCACCCTTTGGCCAACGCATTTGTATTTCTAACATTGAACCATCGGTCATCACAACTTCAAAGTTATGACCATTATCAACACTTCTATCCCAATAGCGAACATAATTGTTAATCTTAATCACTTGTTTGTTTGGTTTACTCATAAGCTCTAATATACCATATCTACGCTAAAATGGCAATGTTCCTACGAAACTAATGTTTCCATAGTAGGATAATCAATATAAAAGACGTTTTTACAGCCTTCCCACTCTTTTACTTTACTATTAATATGATCACCACCCTCATCTGCCTTTGGATTGACTTTATAGAAAGTCACTGCTGGATTCTCTTTTATCAGTTTAGTCAACTGACCAATCCAGTTTGTTGGTGGTACTTGTTGTTGTTCTTTTAGACCATAGTATTTGGTATCTTTGTATAAATTATTAATCTTGTCTGTATTACTTCCTAAATCATGGCCAATTAGATACATTTCTAAACTAATTGTTTCTTCAGGATTATCTGCCTTTGGTTGTGTCTCGTTCAATACTGCCAAGGCAGCCGCTGTAGTACCAGAAGACCAACCCCAATCTCTAGGCTTCATTACATCGTCAAGTGATTGTTCTTTACTAAATGGTTTACACCAACTTACATCAATAGCTGTGTGATTTACATTTTTAGATTCAACACTCTTATTCATTTTTAATACTTTAACTGCACCAGATATATTAGAACCATGCATTACAAACTCTTGACAATCGCCACGTTCATTTTCATTAACTAGTTTTTCTTCTTTAACTATTTTCATTTCATCGGCAGTTATACCTGCACCTGCATTTATCATAGACTCATATAACATACCAGGTAATCTTGTCCAGTTTCTAAAATATGTTTCGTTGTTATCACAGTAACCACTGTTGTAAACTTCATGTGATATAGCTTGATCTACACAAACTAAAACATCTGGTGTAAAATCTCTATATATGGCATTACAACCATATATTCTACCTTTACCTTTTAGTTTATTTAAATCGTACCCTTTACGACTTTCGCCGTTTGCTACTACAAATACTTTAGACATAAGCTTTTAAAATACCTATCATTAATACCATTGCTAAACTTGTATTCAATACCATTAATGCACGGTCATGCCATAGTATACCTACCCATAACCAACCTAGTGTACCTGCAAAACTGAAATATAAATCAAACATATGAAACGCACCACCACTGGCTCTGAAACATACTGCTGATAATATTAAAATACAACTTAACCATTTTAAATACCATGAGAAATCATGTAAAGGTGTAACCTTGTTCAATACTTTTTCTGGTTCTCTTATCACTGTTTTTGTTTTATTTTCTGTTAAAACTTTTACTTTCTTTTTTAATTTTTCTATAGTTTTCATATCTTCCCACATTCCATTATTCGTCATCGCTTTCTTGTACTTTATTAATAACATAGTAGACACAAAGGCCTCCTACTAATATTGCTATTATACCCATAAACAACATACCAAGTCCGTATCCCAATGTCATTAAAGTCCTTTCTTCATTACGTTGTAAACTAATTTCTTCCAATTATAATGTCTGTCAAGTGAACCAACATATACTATTGTACCACTATTCATATCAATAACTATTTGTTGACCACCTGCACCGTCTAAACCAAATATAACTTTGTCATTCATACCAATTAAACCCATATGAAACTGACCACCGTATTGTTTTGTATAAGCGGCTACACCTTTAGAAGCATAGTCTTTATGATTTTTATTTACTCTGTTCTCGTATATAGTTCTTAAATAATCACCAATACATGTATCAGAATTGTAATCTTTAACTAGTGTGTTAGCTATTCTAATGTAATCCTCAGCAGTAGCAAAAAATGTATATCTGCTATTACCTTTATCATCATCTTGTTTTGACCAAGATACTTTTTGAAAGTGTACTTTATTTTTTACACCAACATGATCTGTAAATATTTCTGTTAAAAACTTCTCGTAATTATCAACACCAATTTTGTGTATTACATAATTGATTGCAACCATTGTTGATAAAGCACTATAATTATATGGAGAGTTTTCTTTCTCTTTATTTGTATTTTTAAAGTGTATCATATTGTAAGCAACTGTTTTATTATTAACTTGTTTATGTTTTTCACCGTTAATAAAACCATCACCTCTAAACTTCTTCTCACCAACTATATTGTGATCACCTGAAGTCATATTTAAAACTTGTAATAATGTATTATCTTCGTATAAAGTATTATCAATAACAACCCAATCATCTAATTTTTTATTTAAGTTTAAACCATACTTACAAACAGCATGACCTGTCACATATGCAATTAAACTTTTACCCATTGAATTAGACCTCAACATACCATTGTTTTTAACAATCTCATCATTCCAATTGTTTTTGTTAATTACAATCTTACCATTTGTATAAACAATGTAAGAAGCTAAACCTGTCTTGTCTTGATTTTCTAATTGTTTATCTACGAATTTTGTTAATTTGTTTTCAACTAAATCTGTTTCTAAAACTTGGTAGTTTTCAGAACCATTTGCTGAAAATGATATACCGTTAAATTTATGTTCGGTACCATTGTGATCTGCCTTAGCGATGTTAGATAGAGTTAACAGAATTAGTGTGTTAACTAGTATTGCTGTGATTAGTATTTTTTTCATAGTGTTTTTCCTTTCAAATATACGTATAATATATCAGAAAAACGTCAAAATGGCAAGTTAATTATACCAGAACATTTAGCGAACAAACACGTCCTTTAACGTTAATTTAGTCTCGGTTTCGTTGAATTTTACGAATTTCTTGTACTTTTTAAGTCGTTTTGATAGTATTGGCCATACAAATTTTTCGGTAATCTGTTTGTCCCATTGTTTTATGAAGTTTAAATGGTAATCTAGAATCACCATTGATTGGTGGCTTAACTTTTTCTGAATATAAAGTTGTAGCAAGCGTGGATGCTGGCCAGTAGAACAGCCCAAGCCATCATCAAAACGAATAGACCTAGAAGTAAAGTCATCATTAACCAATAACATATCATTTCTAAAGTGGTAAGTAATACCATCTTTGTATTTTTTATAATTGAGATAAACTTGTTTTCCATCTTTTTGTAATAAATTGCCGACCCATTGTTTATCATTATCTAAAAAATTTGCAACAAAAAAGTCTAATATCTCATATTTATCGTATTGCTTACTTAACTTGTGAAAGAAATACCTATCGTTTCTTTTTGTAAATGTCTCTAGTTTACAATTCACTTTACCACCATAATCTATATAATCATAGTCGGTGGTAAAGTGAAGTTTTATAGCTAGATATGTTTTAAATACGTCAAATCCGTCATGCATTCTATACTGGTAGCGAGCCTTGTTTTGGTACGTTTAACATGTTCAAGTTCATCGCTTCAACTTTCAATTTTTCTTTTATTTGTTTATTAATAAATGAGTTTACTTTACCTGGATCTAAATCTTTTTGTTCACACAAATGTATGATTGCGTCCATGTAAGATATTTTTTCTTTACGTACGGTGGTCTCAATCTCTTGCGAGAAAGTTTTACTATTCATCTTAATCATTAATCTCCTTGTAATTGTGTCCTATCAAAGGTGTGATACATGATACACGCTGATTCACCTGTAGGTATATCAACCGTTGCAATTACCTGATCATCATTTACATATCTCGTTATCATCATAATTGGATCACCATCTGGTTTTGCACCGGCTCTTCCTAAACTAGCTTCGTCCATTTTAAAACCCATATCAATAATAAATTTGTGTACATATTCTGGATGTCCACATAACACAGGCATTTCACTAGGTGCTAGATTGAAGTTGTTGGTATATTCCTCAGCCGTAGAGATACTACTAACTCCTAATAGGAGTATTAAGGAATATATGAAGTTCATTATACTTTATCTTTATTGATTTCTTCATAATATTTATAAAAGGCCTGAATAGATTTACCTAACTTTTCTTCATAATCTTTTCTGTCTTTTTTAAATGCCATCACGCTACCATCTTCGCCTGCGATCAAAATGACCAGCTGATCTATTCTCTTACCATACAATTCTTCGTACATCATAGAGTAAGCACAAGTTTGTACAAAATAGTTTTCAATCCAACTCTCTTGTCTTTCTTTGTTGGCTGTTTTGAAATCTATCACTGACAACTTACCATTATATTCTGCAATACAATCCACTTGTCCAGCAATTGTTAATTTTTTACTGTACATAATTGTTTCTAAACAATGTATGTTGTTAATTTGATCTATGTATGGTTTCAATAGTTTAAACATACCTAGAGGCAATACACTTCTCTCACTTGGAGTTTCGCCTTTTAAATATTGTTCAACTAATGTATGTGTAGATTTACCACGTCTAGCGGCTCTATTCATTTCCCATTTAGCAACGTCTTCGCCAATTGAGTCACGCCATTTTTGTAGTTCTTTGGTCTTTTGAATACCAAGTACGGTAGTTATTGATGGATAGTTTTTACCATTTATATCGTAAAATCTAAAACCATCTATTTTCTTACCCTTTGTTTTAGGTAAGACATTTTTATCTAGTTCTATAAATTTAAATTTGCTCATAATAGTTTAATAATATACTAAAAGTACTATTTTGTCAAGCCTAATACACTTCGTCTATTGCCCATTGTCTTTCCTGACACCACCAACACGTACCACTACAGCCAGGATCGGGTACAATACATGAGGCTGTCATATCTAACAGATCATCAATACCATGGTCGGCATATGCCTGTACCATAAATCTTTTGTCTACTGTTTTATATGGTGCCAGATCATCTTCTTGATTATTGAGTTCATCCCAATATAAACCACCAGGCAAACGTACTAGTTCGTCTGGATGACCTTGTGTCTTGTTAAATCCTTTTTGTATGTCTTCAGGTGGACCCATTGATATACCATGAATAGTATAGTCTACTATTTTTTCTTCTAACATAACTGAAAATGGTTTTATGTAAGTATGTTTTGACGGTGCTTTACCACCATCTGTATCAAATACAACTGACAATGGCCAATTTATCTTTACGTTAGGAAATTTACTTTTAATGTAATTGATTATTTTTGGTATCTGCATACCATCACCTGGTGCCCATAAGTCTAGGCCATTATATGGTTGAATTGTAATATTTAAATCTTCTTTGTCTATTGTGTTTGCTATTAGATAACACAACAAGGTACTGTCGCAACCACCTGACATGGCAACTGCAACAGTTTTACCTCTAAACTTTTCTTTATCTTCAAAGATGTTTATTGTACCAAACTTGTTCTTGTATTCCATGATGTATCATGTTGACCTATACAATTGTAAATGGTCGTTTATTAATTCGCTAGAGTTTCTTAACTCGTCACGCTTTGCCTTTCAATTCGGATCGTATGACTCATAACAAGTTTTACCACTTTCATTTCTGTAAGCACGTAAAATTTGTTTTCTATTGTCTTCAGCCTTATAAGAGCAGTGAATCCACCCACTGTTAGGTTCATCTAACTTGTGGTATTCCAAAATCATTTGGTCAAATTCTAAATTATCAGAAATCCACTTGCATAGTTCAGCATTGGACAATCCAAAGATTTCAAAATCGGCCGCCTCCGCTTTAGCATGCTGTGAATTTTTGCTTGAGCCTATGGCCACACACAACTCCTCACTACGATACCCACTAGACACGGTAACTACTCTGCCATAATGGTCTCTTATTGGTTGTAATACTTTTTCACATAACAGTTTTAACTTATTAATCTGATCTTCGTTAGGATTATTATTAATGCCTTTACGATCAGCTGTTTGTGAAGCTGTTAATTCTTTAAGACTAAAATTATTACTTAATTTCATTTTATCCTCTCGTTATTTTTAACACTTTTTCTATCTGTGCCTTAATAATAGGACCTCTGTTAGGCCAATGTATGTAAGGTTCAGTAGTTTTACTTAAATTATATAAAAAAGGCAATATTATTTTTTCAAGTTCTTTCATCTTAGCCTTTTGATCTTCATCTGATACTTCTTTTGTTATAGTATCTTTCTCTGCCACTATCTGCATAACTTCGTTCATCATTGATTTAATAGATGAAACGTCTGCTTTAACTTTTGATATTTCTAAACTAGCATTTTCTATTGGCTTGGTATCTACTACAGGCACCTCTTGTTTAGGTGGTGCTGACACCGGCGTCATTCCCCAATCATCGGTTAGATCAAAACCTCTCATGTAATCTGGTATGTCTTTTGTCATTTCTTTTTTCTCCCTTGTGCTTGTCTTTTCAAGTGTTTCTTGACTACGTTTCTTGTTGCGATTTCTTTCGCTGATCTTTTACCATATCTATCGGCTAACGCACTAGTAGGGTGTGCTTCTGCAATTCGTGATAAGTTGTCTTTCCAACCACCATCGTTTTTCATATTAACACCCATTACGCCACCAGATATATTTATAGCCTGTGGTACTTGTGTAATATGTTTATTTTTAGACAAATATTTCTCCATTTCTGCAATGGTCATCATTTCTGTATATTCTTTTTTAGTTCTTTTATTTCTGAACGTGTATATTGGCACTTGCAAGTCCTATAATTCTTGTTATTAATTCGCCTAGACCATTTTGTCTCTGCATTGTTAGTAGTTCTTTTATGCCTAGTGGTATAAAACTATCTACTGTAAGGTTAGCAATATCTTTTACATCTTCATTGTTAACTATATCTGTTACCAATTTAGCTGTACCTTTTGTGATATGGGCGTCACCGTCAACTCTATATATCATAGTATTATCTGTCTGTAAACCACCTATAATCCATAATTTACTGGCACAACCATGTATTCTATTTGATTCTGTTTTGACTAATTGAGGTAAAGGTTCTACCTCTTTTGCTTTGTCTACCAGATATTGTAATCTATCGTGGCCTGTTAGCATTTTTAAACTGTCGCCTGTTTCTTTAATCTTTTCAATTATCATTTATCTTTAAAATACTTTTCTAGTCTTCCTTCTTCACCTGAATGTTTTTCATAATCAGGTAAAGGATCTTTCTTTTTATTAATCACTGGCCATTGTCTTGACCACTTATCGTTAAATGCAATCCATTTTTGTCCTTCTTCTTCCATGTCTGATAATATTGCTTCTTCAGGACACTCTGGTTCACATACACCACAATCTATACACTCATCAGGATTGATAACTAACATGTTCTCTCCTTCATAGAAACAATCTACAGGACACACCTCCACGCAATCAGTGTGTTTACACATGATACACTTATCATTTACTGAATAAGCCATTATAAACTTTTTAATGTAGCAAGTTTATCTCTAGCGTCTGTAAGTTTAATTAATTCTTTCTCGGCTGTTTCTACGTAATCTATATGCTCTGCAACACCAACTGGTTTTTCAAAAAATGTTTTTAAGTTTGCTTCAGATAAGGCTACGTCACCCTCTAGTTTTTTAATTAATGCTTCTTTGATTGCCATTTTTTCTCCTTGTGTAATAACTATAAAATCCTTCGTCTTTAAAATATTTAGCGATGTGGTCAGCTGGTACTTGGTCGCTGACTATACAATCGTATAGACTTTCATATTCACTTTTTTTTATTTTTTCTTTTCTTTTCATTTAATATTCTACCATAATTAGGCCAACCAAATTTGTCTGGTGATTCATCTACGTATCTCCAACGAATAACTCCTGTATCAGGATTTCTTTCGTATATTTTTTCTTTTGATTTAGCCATTAATCTTTCCCCTCAATGCTAGTTCCTTTAAAAGGATCATTTTCTATATCTTTTACAATCTCATCTTCCGTTAAATCTTGTGGTAAACTATTGTCACCTTGTATTTCTAAATTAGCAAAAGGGTCTTCTACTGTAAGTGTAGCAACATTTTCATATGTAACCTCTACGTCTGATAATCCTTCTCTTAAAATTTTTTCTTCCTCTAATGTCAAAGGTCTTATTTGATTTACGTCCATTGCCATGTATCTATCTTCTCTTTCTTTTTTCTATTGTATTTCTTTTTAGATTCTACAACTCTTGGTTTATATTTTGGTGTTCTTACATCTTTAGCAATAGGGTTTTTCTTTTTACCAAAAATTTCATTCCATCTTTTTTTATAATGTTCATCTGACGGTCTACTTCTACCATCAAATCTAAATGTACTTTTACTTGTTGTTTTGCCTAACTTCGCCATTGTTTATTCCTCTTGTGTACCACTCTGGTATAACAGCAGGTGTTTTCCAGGTAGCAAATTCTCTTTTCTTCATAACATAATACTTTCTGTACGAGCCAATCACATCGCCAGGTATTTTGCATTCATCTGGCATAGCAGGTGTTGGATCAGTAGCAATCTTATTTATAGGGATATTTTTTGGTGGGTTTCGTAATACATCTTTCAGTTTACGAATAGTCATGTGATCCTCTGTATGATTGTATCTTAATTTAAATTGTTCATTAAGAGCAATCATATGTTTGTATAACCAAGCATAGTGAAACGCATTTGACATTACCCATACTGTACTAGGGTGACCTGTATGACATGCCTTGTAAATAGTATCTTCTAGGTAAGGGTCTTCTAGTCGCCATCTTTTAATCTTACGGCCATTTTTAGAGTAATCTGTCCACTCTATACCGTCTAGTAATCTATGTGCTGTAGATAACATTTGAGCAGACTCAATAATCATCTTACATACGTGTTTGTCACAACTCATTTCAGCTGACACAACTGGATCTTTGTCTAGATAAAATATATTCATATTACCTCATAAAATACGGACCAACTAGTATAGCAATCAACATTGCTGGTACTACAATTGATAATGGCCAGAAATCTAATAGTTCTTTCCACAATACCACTTTGTCCTGTTTCTTTTGTTTCATTACTTCCCTTTTAATCTCACGCATTAATTTATTAATAGGTTCGCCTTTTTGAAAGTTAGGAAAACCAAGGTCACTGCAAAGTTTAACTTGATTATAAACTTCTTGTACCGTTTTCTTTTTTAACGTGACATTTATTGTTTTCATATTTATAATATACCACAAATATTGTAGTTTGGCAACCTAATGTAAATGTTTATTATATAAGTCAGTTCTATTATATTTCTTACATAATTTAACAAATACACCATGCCAAAAGTTCTTAGCCCAATCTGTCTCAGCCGTTTTATTGGCCTTAACTGCATTGTTAATAAGTCTTTCTGCTTTATCTGTAGTGATTCGTTGTATATCGTTCAATGTTATCATAATGTATAGTATACCTCATTTTTTACGGTTTGTCAAGCTCTAATTACCTGCATTAGCGCCTTGTGTTATTATTGTTCGGACTACTGTAAATCCAGGGTTATTCCAATCTAATGTTTTCTTACATTCTAGGTCGGTTACACAGGTTGTTTTCATGCAACCACTCAAAGTCACGAGCAATAATATTAAAATACTAATTCTTGTCATCTAAATTCACTATCTGGTTTAACTTTAATTTAATCTCATCTGGACTATCGCCAAAGTCTTTTACCACGTTCTTATATCTTCTCAACTTCTTATTTCTTTTTTCTAATCTTTTTAATTTTGCCTCTAGGTTTACTTTCTTATTTGTAGCCGTCAATTGTCTTTTCATTCTCCACTGTCTCAATGATATATTAGCCGCTATCAATAACAATACTGCTAATGGGTCAAATACAAATATTAATATGAGTATTACAATTCTAACTGCCTTGTCAAAATTTTGTTCAGCATTCTCGCCATATATTAACTCTGCTACATACTTAATAGGACCTACCTCTGCCTCTATCTTATCTTGTTCTAATGATAGACTAGCCTTACTATTTGTTAATTCTGCAATCTTATCACTAGCATTATTGATTGCACTATTTAAGGCATTTCTTTCTTCTTCTTGTTTAGCTCTTTCTTTTAGACCTCTAGTGACATATTCTTTGTCAATATAAACTTCTAATGCTTTGTCTAGTAAAGATAATTGTTTTTCTGCTCTGTTTATAATTAATTGTTGTTGATTAATTTGTTTATCAAGTAATTCTATTTTTATATTATTACCAGATGTTGGTTTGACTTGATCTAGGTGTGCTTTTGATAAGAAACCAAAAATACCCATAGACGTTATAAAAATTAAAACTATAATAGCTGTGAATAGATATGCTTTTAATAATCTAGGTATATCTGAGCGCCAGTTATGATACAACCACGAGGCAGCTACTAACTTACCAACTTCTAATGCACTACCCATAGCAATAATAGGTACAACTGCACCAGCAAATAGTGTTGCAAGACCTAATATAGAATAGCCAGCGGCTATTACAGATATAGATATCGCACTTAAAAAAGTTAGTATGATTAGAAACATATTAGTGTTTGTAGTTTTCTCTTATTTTTTTGATGATCGCTTTTACTTTCCAGAAATAGTCTTTATCACTGGCATATGCGTCAAGTGTTTCAACTAATTCTAAACTATCTGCACCTGTGGCTAATAGTTCTCTGTATTTCTCGTAAGCATGGTGGTTACTTAAAGTATTTATATAATGTAAAACACCATCACACTCATGTTGAAATACTTTAACTCCCCACTTTTTAGGATTGTTTGAAGGCAACATATGTGGCTCTTTTAAATCATATGTTCTAATACCAAATAGGTTTTTACCAACTCTGGCAAATCTACTATTTCCCCAGCCTGACTCTAGAGCCGCTTGTGCCAATAGTAAATCTTTATCTACCTTATTAACTGTCTTTTCATAAAAATAGATATACTCAACACACTGATTAACGTTGTCTATAAACTGTTGATTGTTTGTATGTTCAAAGTCTGGTTTTGTAGGCAGTGTTGCGTTTGCCTGAATTTTGTAATAGTGTACCGTGGTTACACAAAATAATACCACAACCACGAACATTAAAGTTCTTGCTATAGTTCTCATTGTTTTCATAATTTCCTCGCAATGTAATCATAACCACTCCACTCTTGTCCTTCTTCATCTTTAAATGTAGGTAGTTTTTGTTGAGATAAAGATAAACCATCTTTCATCTTAGCCACTTTTGCAAATATAGTAGCCGCCTGTTTATCTGTAAAGTTATCGTATACATCTTTAGCCCAATTACCAGTGTAATATACTCTTGATGTACCTGATCTATTTGATGGTTTATGTAATTCTTGTAGTTGTATCAATGCCTCACCTATTCTACCTTTTAGGTAAGGATCAAGTTCTTTCACTTTTCTTCTCATCATATTGCTCATAATTATAAGTCCAATCCTACTTTGTTTAATTTGTTTCGGTAACTATAAAACAAGGCGTTATGGTTACCAGTATCGCCCTCGTTGGCCATCTGGTGTAGATGTACCATTTCATGTGCTAACGTGTTAGCAAATTCTTGTTTATCGTCATAGTACGGCAACATATGAAGCTCGTACTCTCTTGTTCCTCGTCTTTCCCAATCGTAAGTTATAACTTGACCTAACGTTGCGTTTCTCATCTTTTTAATATATACTTTGTTAAACGGCGAAAGTTTGTTATCAAATACTAGTTCATTTATCATAGCAAAATATTTTTTTATATCAATATATCTAGTTTTATATTTTCGTTTAGATGATTTTTGGGTAAGGTCAGCCTTTAATAACTTTTTGGTCTTCGTATATTTTGTTGATCTTCTTAACAATTCTTTGTTCTCCTAATTTTAAGTTAATCATTATATACAATCTTTGTCAACAGCTTTAGTATCTTCAAGCAACTTACATTTATATTCGTGGTCTGCTTTCAATCTCAACTCTGTCATTACAGAATCAAGTATGTATGGTAAATGTTTTTCTAAAATAGAAACCATTTCCAAGGCGTAAAGGTGTCCAAGTTTAGATAGTTCACTTTCCATAATAGATTTGTGATCTATCTCATTGTTCTTTATCGTCTCTGATATAACATGGCCAATAACTGCCTTGTTATAATCGTCTGCTTTAACTGAATTGGCAAAGGCATTCAAACCTAACCATAGTACAGCTAAAATTAATATCAACTTTTTCATAATATATACCTTTCTTCTCTTTAATATATTTAGGATATACCATTCGTACATTAAAGTCAAGCAGAAAATAAATTTAAAAGTGTTGATTTATAAGGGTTTTTTAAGGGTACAGTGTGTCGCACCCTTAAAAATGTGAGGTTTTAAGACAGTAATTCTTTTAGAATCGACTTACCTGTCTGTTTCATAAAGTTTGAGTCCCAATTAAATGATTCTCTGACCATTTGACTAGTTAAACCTTTGTACATGTTGTTTAATTTTTTGTCTTTTATGCCAATTAAAACATCTGCGTCTTTTTCATGTAAAGATTCTAACAAACCTAAAAACATCTTTTCTCTTGCGAGTTGATTTGTTTCTGGATCTGCACCTTTAACGAAACGCCATAGTTTCTTACTTGCATAAAAAAGACTTGTATGCTCTGTTCCAGCAGGAGCTTCATTACGTATAAAAGGTGGTGTTCCTTCTGGTAAATCAAACTCTATTTTTGGATCAAAAGCAGCTTTGAGCAACATTCTCAATGCGTTGGTATCATGTTTCTTTAATACCTCTATCTTCTTTGGTTTATCCTTGGCATTGTTTACAAGCGTAAAGATTTCGTGTACTGTAGGTTCCGTAGAGCCCATAGTTCTTGACGCTGACATCAACGAAGGATTCATTTTTGGTTGTTCAGCCATAATTTATTTCTCCATATATATGTTAAAAGTCATTAACTTGTTCAATCAATGTCTTCATTTTATTTTTCATAAAGTAATTCAACAGGAGCGACCTGTCTTTAACTTTATAATTCTTGAAAGTATTTATAATTCTATTTTCTATGTTTTCTGGTATCTGCGATAGGTCTATTAACTTCTTGTTTCTTAAATAGTTCTTCTTAATATCTTCATCTAACGTCATATTGGTTTCTATATTACCAAATTCAGCCATTCTTTTCTTATTGATAGGTCTTTGTCTTACACCTTGTTCTAAAAATATATCATCTTTACTTAATATATTAGGTACACCATCTGACCGGTCACCTTTTATAATCTGTTCATATAAAAATTGTTTAGGGTCATCCTGTTCACCAATGAAACCTTTTAAAATAGGACTAAACTGGTAAACATTACCATAGTGATGTAATTGAATAAAGTCCTTGTCTCCTGATATGATAAGATATATCATGTCTTGTTGTTGTTTAATTAGTGTTGCAATAATATCATCTGCTTCAGCATTCTCTACATACATAACTTTATAAGGAAAGTTATCAACTAATTCTTTCTTAATAGTAGCCATGATATCAAAAATATTATCCCAATCGGTATCTGAATCAACTCTACCTTTACGTCTACCATGTTTATATTGTGGAAATATCTCTCTACGCCAAGGATCGGCAGCGTCTGAGCATAGTACCATGTCACCATACTCGTCTCTAAACTTTAGATTAAAACCACGTAAAGAATTTAAAACCATTTGGCGCACCATTTCTAAATTAGGTTTAACGTCAGCCTTATTTCTGGTCTGCACCATCAAGTTTGAGATCAATACCTGGTTTAAATCTACTAATATCATAATGTGCCTTGTAATAAATTTAATACTACTGCAAGTATGGCTATAAAACCACCAACTGCAATCACACCACTAACTATCTTTTTCAATTGTTTATTCATATTCACTCCAGTGTTTTTCTTTAACAATTTTACCTTTTTCTTTTGCTCTTAATCTTCTCTTTAATACTTTTATTCTATACTTGATACCATCAATTGTGGTATACATCCAACCACAATCATGTGGTTCAATTTGTTTTCTAAACCACTTGTTCGTATCTTCTAATGTTTCTATTTGTTTTTTTAATTGTGCTTTTGTGGCCATAAATCTCCGTTAATTTGGTTGTAGTGGCGATTTCTCGCCACCACATTAACTATATTAGTTTTTATATGCGAAAGGTGTTCCATATAACTTGTTGATACCAGCAGCTATGATAGCTTTTGTAGGTGTACCAACTCTGTATGAAGTACCTTTGTTTGTTTTGTTGATATAGATCATATTACCTTGTGATCTTAATTTATCAACCATCGCTCTTGGCGATTTAAGGTCGTACACATTTCTCAAAGTTTTCCAAGAAACTGCTTCACCTTTATTCAAAAGATTTAATACCTTTTGAGTTTTTGATAGTGCTGGTCTACCTCTGCCAAACACTTTTTTAATAGATTTAAACATAGTTTAAGTCTCCTTTTTTATTGTTTTCTATTTTACAACCTGTTAAGGCGATTACCGGAGTAATTCTGTTATTTGTCCAAGTCATCATCTGGCTCAAACATTCCTGAACCGTTTGATAAATCATCTAGTTCAGTTTTTAATTCTTTATTAAATGGTTTTGTAGGCTGACTTGCCTCAACTACTCTACTGTAATCTATAGTAGCTGTTCTATTACCATTTTTCATTTGTTTTACATCAACTATCTTATCAATTAAAGAGTGAGAAGTATGCCTAATACCAAAGTCTCTGTAAATTAAACCTCTCATTGCGTCAACTACCATGGCCAGGTCTTTTGTAAATGTTACCTTGTCTGTTTTAATTGCCATGTCTAGAAAACTATTGATTAAGTTCATCACAATATCATCTACTTGATGTTCAATGTATTGTTTTGTTTGTACTTTCTTTAATTGTTCGTTAAGTTTATTCTGTACCTTTTGGTGTTCAGTTAAAGGACTATTATTGTGCCTAACAATCTTGTTGGTAGGAAACTGTATAATATTATCCTTGTCGTCATTCATTACTTAATTATTTCGCCTTTAAAGTTTATCTTTCCTTCTTCAACAAAATATTCCAGTAATTGATTATAACCACCAACTAATTTACCATCTATTTTAATTTGTGGCATAGACATAACTTTTTTACCAATATCTTCTATCAGTTTAACTGGATTAGAATCAAAATCTTTCTCTAGATTCTTCTCCTCGTATTCAAGGCCAAGATTTTTTACAAGTTCTTTGGCCTTGGTACAAAACACACAATTGTTTTTACTGTATATTACTATCGCCATTGTCTGCTTTCATTAAGTTTTCATAGGCTACGTCAGCTTTTTTCTTAACATTATAAGAGTCAACTGCTTCTGCAATGGTAAAGTTATACATTTTATTGTATTCACCCATTGGTAATCTTAAACCAATCCATGCTCTGTAGTAACCTTGTTTTGTTATTGTGACATCTTTAGCAAAGATTTCATAACCTCTAACAGGTGTATCTTTAATTAAGTTTACAATTGTAGACTCAACCTCTGATACTGTAGTTTTGTTATGAGTTTTACCTAGTTCAGTAATAAACTGTTTAGACGATTTATTCATTTCGCCTTTGATAATGTCGGCCAACTCTGCTTTCGCAATCATCATTCCTTTTTCTATTGCTAGATTAAGGTCTGGAGATACGGCAGTACCAACTCCAAAGATACACATTTTATCTTTGTCTTTACCAAACTTCGGTGTATCACACGCTTTTGATTCAGAAAAATCGGCCATGTACCACTTTGGTACTTGATTTAATACTTTACCTTTCTCTGATTTCATTTGATAAGTAGCTGAACAATTGGCAACCAACAGTCCTGCCACTACAACTCCTACGAGTTTCATTGTTTTTTTCATCATATATTATTTACCTCACTTTTCATAGTATATACCAACTCGCCTAATTTGTCAAGTCCCATTTGTACATAGTCCAAAAACTCACCAGCCGAGACACCAGTAATTATTACAAATAAAAGTGATAAAATGATCAAGTTTTTAATCATTATTTTACCTTCCATTCACCGTCCTTGTTTAAACATGTCTTTCCGAACGTTTTAAAGACATGGTTTTTTCTACTATAACGTCTACAGTACTCTGGTGTAGATATATCTCTATAGTAGAATTGAGCAAACAGTTCCCAATAACTAGGACCGTCTACCTTTTTTCTACCATCAGCACATTCAAGAGTTTCCTCTTTGTAGATGTTATCACCTACTTGCTTGATAGTAATTTTGACATAACAATATTGATCAGCGGCTTTTGTAGGTTCAATAGTCGTGATCTTATCGTAATAAACTTTTCCTTTTTCTTTCTCAACTCTTTCAATCTTCTCTAATACCTCAATTGTCTTATCAACGGTACTAGATACTTTGACCTCTTTCACTGGTACAGTATTACCAGATAGATCGTCTGTTAATCCAGGCACATCTGCATAACTAGCTTTGACTACAAATAGTATCGCTAGAATAAAACACACAACTAGTATATGGTTACCTAAATTTGCAACACTTTTACCAACTGTATTAGGATTTTTAGGATCAATAAAATTTTTCATTAGTATGTTCTCAATAAAGGTATCATTACATTAGGGTCTGGAAATACCTTTTCATTTAATTTATGTACTGATATTGTCAAGTAGACCAACATAGCCAATATAGTTATCTGTATTATTCTATTCATTGTTTAGTTTTTTTAATGTATCTTTTATTTCGTATAACTCGTCTTCTAAAGGTTTGCTAGTTTTAAATTCTAGTTCTTCCTCTATTTCTTCTTTTCTTTTATTAAGGTTATCTACAACGTGATTATTATCCGGCATATTTCTCCTTGTCACTTGCGATTAGTTTACACTGCATTTGTACATCTGCAACAAGATTATCAACTTCGGCGTCTCTTTCAGGAGTTTTAGGATTATTGTATTTCAAGTTATATAATCTATCGCTCACTTTTTTTATACCGTCAATCTTCTTACAAAGGTCACTTACTTTATGTATCATGGTTTTTCTATCCACTTTCCATCAGGCATTTGACATGCTGTACCAAATATAGTGTTTCTATTTACACCTCCTACACCAATCAAAGGCCATTTGTTAGTTATGTCCACTGTAGCGTCATAATCTTTACACTTAATATCTTCAACTAGATATGACTTTGTAATCTTAATTATACCAGAGTTACCTGTCTCTTGATTGTACCAATTGGTATAAGAAGACCCATTTGGACTTGTGTTTAAATGATCTACGAATACGGCATTGTGTACATCGTAGTCTGAATTATACATAATTTCTGCACCAGCAAAAGCACCAACAACAGCACAACCAGCGATAGCATATGGGTCATTAACTCCCATTTCTACACACGCACCAGTGGTGGTTGTTGAACCTAAAACTGCGCCTACTTGTGATCTATTAGAGGCACAGTTTGTAAGTAATAAGCTAAGTACAATAATTAGTATAGTTCTCATTAGTCTTTCTTGTTGAACATTGTCCAAGGCCATTTTGTTTTCATTTCAGCCCAAGACTTTTTCTGGTACTCTTTTGTTTTTTCAACTTCACCACTTATAAAGTTAACAAGTTTACCTGGTGTTTCTGCAATTGCATTACCAAATTCTTGTGGTGTAATTGTCTTCTCATCACTTTTCGCTATTGTCGCTGTCATCAATGCAACAATTGTCATCATCATTAACGTTCTCATACTTTACGTCCCATAGTTTTGAAATCGGATGAATCTACAACCTGGTATGTCCCTTTATTGTAACCGATCCCTATTGTTTTACCAGCAGGCAACTCAACTTTAGGAGCACTACGTTTAGTACAACTGCCTGAAATTCTGTCACTCGTAGGTAACGAGTTCATTGGTAAACCATTAATAGACAAGGTGTAATCAGGCATTTCTTTGACGCCATGATACATCTTTAAATTAATTGGTTTATATCTTTCTTTAAGCTTCTTCATTTTTGTTTAAGTTTGCTTCGTGTTCAGCGGTTTCTTTTGCTTTCTTTTCTGCATACGTCATACCAAAGACTACTTTATAGAAGTGGTCTCTAGGATTAGTTGATCTGTAGGCTATCTCTAAATTGGCAAAATTAATATCAACATTCTCATAATAAGATGGATTTGATATCTTTAAGTTTTTATGGTCTACACAAAATTTGATTCTATTAGTAAAATAGTCGTTTTCTCTTGCGTCTTGGTCTTTTAATTTTGATAATGCAAAGTCTTTTTGTTTTGCAATCTCAAATTCTTTGAACAAATTATCTTTATCGTATCTAAATGACATAGTTTTCCTTCCGTTAAGTTAATAATACTATCATATTTCGTAGTAAATGGCAACCAGCTAAATTATTCAGTATCCGTTGCCCTTTTACCATGTTTCTTAAAGTCGTCACTATTGAAATAAGCCTCAACAGCGTCAATATCCGTCTCATATTCTTTGATTTTTTTCTCAATCAAATTCATCGCACCGATATTGGCACCTGCACCTAATAAACTCTTAATCTCTTTGAGATCATTAAGTGGTCTTTCCAAATCATGCATTACTGACATTACTTAACCCTCTTTTTTGGATAATTTGCATAACCATAACCTAGGTGTTTAATAGCAATCTTCTTAACTATCCATCTTTCTCTAGTAGATAAATCAGATCGTTTCCATCCACAATCCTCATATATCTTTTTTATTCTATCAAGTCTTACCTTACTGGTAGCACTTGCTTTATCAAATTGTACTTTTTTCTTCACTGACATTATTTGACACTCCTTTTCTGTGATGTTTTATTGTTAACGTAGACTCTTACCAATCTGGATAAGTCCACTTCTTCGTCTTGTAAAGTTCTAGGATTGGTAAAGTAAACCTTTGAATCATTTACTTTCATCATACCATTTTCACTGTCACAAACAACAGCGCTATCAGTATGTTTCCTCCAATCGTGACTAGAATATCCTAATATATCGTCTTTACTCATTATTTACCTCTTTGAGCCTCAGCTTCTAAATTTAACTGTACATCAACATCTGATTCTTCTTTTAGACTAATCTTTGTTAGTTGATGTGGTTCGTCTTCTTCAGCCCATGTATCAATATGAATATCTTGAGCCTCAATAGCTTCATCTAAAGTTTGATTGTAAGTATCAGTATCGTATTTGACTTTACCAATAAACTTTGCTGTATCTGAATCTGTATAGTTGGCGTCAACCATAAATGTTTCAATACCCTCGTTGGTGTCTGTAATATCTTTTGTAATATTACTATGTTTAAGACCTCCGTGGTCCGTAAACAAGGTATCTGCCTCATCTTTTGTATTTGCTAATACATCTTGTTCTACAACAAGTGTATAGTATGTTTTCTTTCTGTATAGGTTCTTACCTACATCATCTTTAAAAAACATTACATCTGTTTGTACTTCAGCCATAGTGTTATCCTCCTTTATAATTTTCGTCTATAGTTATTGTATTTTTATCTTCACTACTCATCAATAAAACTATATAATGAATAGCTTTCAATAAATCTTTTCTGTTTTTACCGTCTTTTTTACCATATCTGCAAAGATACTTAATGGCATTAGCTTGGCAAAAATCTTTATCAATTCCTAATTGTCTCAACATATCTTGCACCTGGAAACCGTCTTCCGTTGTGCTGTAGTGTTGACCATATGTACTTTTAATATATTCTTTTATCTCATCACAAATCAAATCTTCACCGTATTTCATTAGCTTGCCTCTCTATTTAAATTTTTGTACGTATACTTTTCTGTTAGTTTTGGATTATAATCTTTTTTAAAGAATTGTCTACCATTCCACAATTGACCATAATCATTAAATAATGAGTTATCAGTTCCAACGGTCTCTGTACCAAATACATCTTCGTAAGTTGTATAATAGTCATCACCATGTATAATTTTAACTGTAGTATTTCCTATAAAATTACTAGCTGTCTCATTAAAATTCTTATCACAATACTTTCTAATTTTTTCTTTAAAACTATTGGCAGTTTTAAGGTGTTTCATATCTACGTTTCTGAATACTGTATTATAGATGTAAAAAAATTCATCATATCTCTCATCTGAATCTTGGTATTCTCTACCGTAAACTATATTAAATGTTTTACTTTTATCCATTAGGCTTCAACCTTATCGTAAAATGTATCTTCAATGCATTCTTCAACATTGTGTTCATCAATACCGATCAATTCTAAATTATCAACTTCCATAATTTCTTTGACAGCAGTATCTTTATTGATTAAGTTGTTTTTGTAGTTTAAGATAATCTTATCTACTTTTTCCTCTGCTGTGTTTTCAGCCCATTGTTTTACTTTTGACATAGTGTATCTCCTTTTTTGTTTATATTATAAATCCTATCACAAAAAGATGTATTTGGCAACAAGTTATTTGTATAAGTTGTTATTTTTAATATCTTTTTTGTTTTCATATCATTATCCTATCAGACCTGGCCTAGAAAGCAAGCGTTATTTTTCGTTGATTTTACTTAATTTTTTGACGTATTTGTTCTGGTTTTGTTCTATTTCCAGTTATCAATGATATATTTTTCTCTTGATTCGTGTGGATTAGGGTTACCATGAAATACTGCAATCTTACCAGGCATTCTCTCGTAATTAGGATTGTATATCCTAGGTTGTTTTCTATCAGACCACTTATACGAAAAAGTCCACTCGTCTGGTATAATCTTCAAATGTGGTGAGTCTTTCATAAAATGGCTAATGATTTCTTGGTCACCATGATTTCTCAACATATTATTTTCATCGTTCTTAAATGATGTCCATATATGGCCAGCTGTGATATTGTTGAATTTCATTACACTTGAATTGTACACATTACTAGGTTTAAAATCGTTGATGATACCAAAGGTATTGGCACTGCCAAACGTTGCCAACTCGTCCAAGTTTTCTAGTATTACTACGTCTAGGTCTAGGTAAAGATTATTACCTTTAAGGTCGGCTTCATTACTAAACAATGTAAGTTTATTAAACCAGCCTTCGTATTGGTCAAATGGTAAACCTTTTGTGATAATTCCTTCGGAAAAAGTTAGTGAAGGGTGGTTCGTGTAGCAAATAAATTGATGTGGTACAGAAAGGTTCCTTTTTACCATACTGTATAGTTTATTTACATAATCAATACTATACTTATTTCCCCAATATAAACAAACTACGTTAACCAATTCCATATTGCTCTCAATGCTATAATCAAATACATCAACTCCATTAATGCTCTAGGTATATCTTTATCTTTCCAACCCATATAAATCCAGATACTACAACTTGATATTGCAATTGACCACCCTAACCATTGTGTATCAGGATTAGCATTGCTAAGTACCCATGCACCAATCATGGCTAGTATAAAACCTAACCATCGCCAGCCATCAATCTTTTTGTAGTATCTTATTTTCATGCAATCTTTTTAAAAACTCCTCTGCTAGTAGTTCTTGTCCTATCTTATTAGGGTGTACATCTTTGTTTGATACTTTGTGTTGTGCTTTTAAACAATCAGATAGTACAAAGGACTTTTCTCCCCAATATTTATCGTTTACTACATCACATGGCCAACCTAAAAAATGTTTGTTTATTAGTTCATTATAACCTGTACTCTTGATTAAATCAAAAAACTCTTTTTCAAATTCAACTGGATTTTTATCTTTTACTTTAAAATGTACCCATGCTCTCCATAATGATATCATTTGAAAGTGACAGTAAGTTAAATTAAGTTGTTTACATAAATTTTGATATGCATATTGTAATCTTATTGACTTTAATACATGATAATGTAAATCTCCTTTTGTATCAAAGTTTTCATTAGTCCATAAATCTTTCTTTTGATCTCTTTTAACAAATCTATATTCAGACCAATCACGTCTATGACCTTGTGACCAGGCAGCCACAACTAGACCAATCTCACCTTTTGGAAATTCATAATGTTTATCCATCAAATGCATTTTTGATACAAATGTAGGTGTTTGATCTTCAGGTGTTGTGACAAAATCAGATATACTACTATAAATTCTTTCATTGCCTGATCCACTTACTCCTAGATTAACACACTCCATATTTAATTCATCAGCGACTATTTGAGGCCATTTAGGCCAATCACAAATCATATCAGGATGTATATCACTATGCCAATGTGGATCGGTAAAACTACAACCACTAACTAATAATATTTTTTTCATACTGTAAATAATTTATCCGATTGTTTACTTAATACTTCCCATGCTGTACCATTTTCTATCTCTGTAAGATTAAACTGATTGTTTGCTAATAGTCTCAACCATTGTGTTACCTTATGACGTGTAGGTTTTAAAGGGTCATTTACAAATTCTATATATCTTGATGATACTGGCCATGCAACGTTTCTTGTATCTGTTATAATTGGTATACCTGATAGCACAGAATCAACGGCTGATAAACTCATATTAGTAATTAAACAATGAGCACCATCTAAATCTTCGGTTATATCTTTTCCCCACCACTCATTTCCTGGTCTAGGTTTATTTCTAACTCGTATGTCTCTATTTGTTAACTTTGTAAGTTTATTCATAATACTAGCAACCCACCTACCTTGTGATATATTATTATGTCTACGTGTCACTGTCTCACTTGAAGGACAAATTAGTATGTGATCTCCTTCTCCCATGTTCCAACCATCAAAGGTACATTTTATACCTTTTTTATCTAGTTGTTTTAATCTTTCTTCTCCACCTTGTATACTACCTCTTATTGTGTGTATATTACCTTTTACAATTCTAAAATATGTTTTATCAAAGTCATGTATTTTAGGTTCAGGATATCTGGTAATTTGTTCAGTAAGATAACCTACATCTACATAGTACCAATCTGTTTTGTCTGCCTCTAGTTGTGTGATCTTGTTTATGTTTTGTTCGGCTAATCCCCAAAAAAAGTGTATGTCTTTGTCTTCTTTAGGAAAACCTTTTTCAACAGCAGGCCAAATCTGGTGAGATAAACAATCCACTTTTTGCATAGCGTGGCAATAAATCATAATAACCTTTTGTGTACCTTTCCAGAGTTTATCTCTGACATTTTCCATTGTGTATAGGCTGTATCGTACAACCATTGTGTTCTACTTTTTTCTGGCATTACACTTTCTTTTAATACATCTAAATTATGAAAGGCAACTGGCCAAGCATGTGAAGTTTTAGATAATGCAATAGTAGGTATACCCTCACAAACTGTTTCTACCAATGCATTACTAGAATATGATATTGCAACTCTAGCATGATCTAAATCTTTATATAAATCTGTACTAGATGACTTATTAAATCCTGTGCCAACATTTTTACTAAAGATAATATTGTTTCTTACTTTTAATTTTAATAATTCTCTTAAATTAAATCTCAAAGGAAATCTAGGGTGTAATCTGACCATAATATCTTCAGCAGTATACTCTGAAATTTTTAATATAGTATTCTTTACCCAATCAGTATAGTCACTAGTTTTACTTACTAGATTATTTAAACTGGTGTCCATAGGATTTTGTAATAGTAATAAAATGTAATCACCATTTTTCTTCCATGGTTTTATTTCTATATTTTGTTCTCTCTGTATCTGTTCCCACCTATCAGATTTACAGTTTTTATTATTAAAGAAACCATTGTCGTAAGTATAACAACCTCTACCTACTCTATAGTAATAATCTTCCTTATCTATATCTAAATTCTGTCTAAATGTAGCTTGTTCTACAACTAGTGTAGGTTTCTTTTGTTCTAATATATGTCTATACATATCAGCATATATTATCTTCATTCTACCTAATATGTTTGATTGAATATAGGCTCTAGCAGTTTTGATATATTGATTTCTATCTTTCCATGATATTAGTTTAAAGTCTTCGTGTGTAGGGAAAACAAAACCAGCCTTTGTGTTAAACGCACCTGATATACCAATAATCATAAACCTACCTGTGTTGTTTGTTTATGCATTTCAAGCCATTCATCTGCATAGTCTTGATTTTCGTAATCTTTATACCAAGGTCCACCTAATGTAAAGTGTACGTTCTTGGCAAACTGATAGTATTCATATTCACCCACTAGCCAATTCCACTCTAGTGGTAAATCGCCTATCATATGTTCTCTTTCTAGCCATTTGAATTGATGTAGTTCTAAACCACTAGCCTTGTTAACATATTCAGGTGTTAGTGCTGTGCATTGTGAATTGTGAAATAACATTACACTAGACCAGTTCTTTTTAGGAAAGGCCTGGTTTTTTGCACCTCTAAATTTTACATCTTGTTTTGGTACATAATCATGTTTACAACACATAACAGAATATTTGTATGTGGCATAATTATATAATTTGTATATGTCGTCTCTGACCAACATGTCGCAATCCATGAAGATAGACCAACCCTTATAGTTTGATAGATAAGGTACTAAAAATCTGGAAAATGCAAAGTCTGTTGATTGATTAGGTGCTCTTGATCTTTTAAATTCTGGTAAATTGTTTAATGCTAACGGTGTTATTGCAACAGGACCACTTGCGTGTGATCTAATACTTTCAGCAAGTACATGATAAGCTGCTGGTTCGCCATAATCGTAACCTATAAAAACATTTATCATATTTGTATGTTCTCTTTACTTCTACCTTTTATTTTTCTATCCCCTTTTGTATGATCCATTACTTTACCTAATATTGATCTAGCTTGTACATGACCTAATCTACCATCACCAATGTCATAGTTTTTAATATCATATTCTCTTTCCATTCTATTTCTTACTATATCAAATATAAATGAATCATGTTGTTGATCTTCTTTGAATAATAAATCTTCATCATACATTTTTCTCATTTCAGCTGCGAATTGTTTTATAAAACTATGTCTCATGTTGAAGTATATAAAACCACACTCTGTATATGTTGGTCTATGTAAATGAGTTATCATCTTGTCTTCTCTATGTAAATATTTTTTGATCCATTTCTCATCTATCTTTTTATAGAATACGGTATCGGCGTCTATGAACATAAGACCATCGTAATCTTTTGTTTCTAATATTGATTGTGTGTATGCATAAACTTTGTATGCAAATCGGCAGGCGTCATATAAAAAGCCTCTTGGTATGTCTACATGATTTCTAGTAATAAACTTTTTGAGTTCAGGTATTCTATCAAACATATCATCGTCTTCATTGTATATCTCTAATTCAAATGGCCAATTATATGTCTTTTGAAATCTATGTGCGTATTTTTTAAATAGATTATTGTTCCATGTACTAACGACTTTGATTTTCATATCCAACCTTTTGTATAAAATAACTATCAACTATATCAGATAATGGATTACCAACCTTATCTGTATCTAATATTTTTTTTAAATCAATCTTCGTTTCTTTTAGAAAGGCCTCGTACATCATGTCTTTGTCTGCGTTACCCTTTCCCGTTGCGCCTTTCTTAACAACGCTCGGTACAACGATATTGTAATTAATATTTTTTTGAAGAAACCTAAATTTGAGTATCCCACAATTCTCAGCAATTTGAAAAAGACCTTGACCTTTAGAACCAAACGAGTAGCCCTCAATATAGATGTCATAAACAGGTTGCTCAAAGAGTGGATTTGTGTAGAGAATATTAAATACAAAGTCACTTATGTTTTTAAACCTTTCAATAGGGTCTGTCCATTCTTTATGTTCATAACCAATTATATTATCACTTTGTTTACCTAACCATTTCTTTTTTGTAGTTAAGTAATAAAATTTTAATTTGCCATCGTTTATACAAACGGCTGGACTTGTTAAACT